TTGAATACAACAATGCTCTTAATTATTATTTTGGAGATATGGTAGGAGAAAAGTGGACTGAGAAAGAAATTACTACCAGCCGTGGAGATAGGATAATTGCAAAAGGAACTAGTCAAAGATTGCGTGGTAGGTCTGAGCTTGGAACTAGATATACAAATATTATTTTAGACGACTTTGAGTCTGAGTTAAATACAAAAACTCCAGACAGAAGGCGTGAAATTAAAGAATGGTTGATGTCAACTGTCTATCCATCTTTAGAAGAATCAAAGGGCAACGAGGGATCCATCTGGTTAATTGGCACTATCGTACATTACGATTCAGCATTACAGGCTATATACGATGGATATCTTGAAGCCCAAGAAAAAAATAGTAAGTACACTTGGGATGTAATATTTCATAGAGTTTTAGAAGATGGAAAGCCTTTGTGGGGTTCTTATTTTAGTAAAAACAAAATAAATGAAATACGAAAAGACTATGAAAATGTAGGACAGCTTCACAAATTTGCTCAAGAGTATATGAATGATGCTAGAGATTTGGCTACTGCTAAATTTAAAATAGATAAACTACAGCATCATGATTATCAAGTGGTTTCTGGAAATAATCAAGTGTATTTAAAAGAAAAAAATACTATTATCCCAGTAAATGTTTACATCGGTGTTGACTTAGCTTATGAATCAAATGCTAATAACGACTATCAAGTCATCATGGTTACTGCTGTTGATAGCGAAAAAAATTATTACATACTAGACTATTATCACGAACATCTTCCTTTATATGAAATGCCGCAAAAAATATTTGAATATGCAAAAATGTATTCTCCAGTTAGAAGGGTAAATGTTGAGCATGTAGGAGCGCAAGGAATAATAAAAGATTCAGTTAACAAGATGGGTGGATTTGATAGAAAAATGGCTCCTGGTATTGCAAGAGGAGTTAGACCTCCTAATGGAATAAAAAAAGAAGATAGATTAGAATCTTTACTTTGCCCTATAGTAAATAGAGGAAAATTGTTTCATAGAAAAATTCATCAAGAAATAGTAGATGAAATGTTTCATTTTCCAAAAGGTAAGAACGACGACCTATTAGATGGTCTTTGGTATTCAATAACTAATGCAAGGTCGCCACTAAGCGATAAGTTTGAATCTGATGATTTTAATGCAGATAATAGAGAAGAAATAAAGAAATCTAAAAAATCTGTGCTAAGAAGTTGGGTTACTGGACAAAGATTATAAAAAACTCTTGACAAACAGTGCTATTTCGCTTATATTATATATATAGATCTTAAAGGAGTCCTAATATTAACTACGTAGAAACTTTTGCTGAGCACGAAGAAGCTCAGAATAATAGAGATTTATGGAGGCGGTATAGAGACGCTAGAGCTAACTGGGAAACAGAAGCTAGAGATGCCATTGATTTTTCATTAGGTAATCACTATTCTACAGAAGAATCAGAAATTCTTCAAGCAGTTGGTCAAGGCGATTTTATTATAGACAGAGTTTATGCTGCTGTAGATAAATTAAAATCTTTATTAACTTCTAGAAATCCAAAATTCTCTGCAGTTGCAAGAGAAGATTCTGACTATAAAATGTCTAATGTATGGCGTACTATACTTGAGTACGTATGGGATATTTCTAATTGTAATACTCATTTTAAACAAGTAGTACATGATTACTCTACTACTGGATTAGGATATTTTTATGTTTATGTTGACCCAGAATCAGACTATGGGAGAGGCGATGTCAAGATTACAAGCATTAACCCATTCCGTGTGTACGTTGATCCAGCTTCTAGGGATAGACACTATGCGGATGCTTCTCATATTTTATTATCTACAATTCTTAGTAGAGACCAAATTCTTGGATTATATCCACAGCTAGAAGAAATAATTGATAATATAGAAAGTTCAACAGATGAAGAAGACTATCCATCTTCTACAAAAAAGAACTCATCTTCTTCTTTTACACCAGACGTAGTTAAGGATTATGATAGAGGTGGGTACGAAAAATATAGAATTGTTGAAAGATTTGAAAAAGTAAAAGTTCCGTATTATAGATTATTTAACAAAGAAACTCAAGAAGAAAAAATAGTTGAGTTAGAAGCATTTAATAAAATTCTATCTGAAAACTCTCATTTGATAGAATCGGGGCTGGTCGAAGCGGTTGAAGTTCTGCAGACACGTATTCGCCATGTAGCTACAGTCGGTCAAGTTCTCCTTTATGAACAAGTTCTCAATACCGACGTTTATCCTATTGTACCAGTCCCAAATATTTGGACAAATACACCATACCCAAAATCAGATGTTACAAAGGTTAAAGACTCTCAAAGATTAATTAATAAATTATTTTCTTTGACTCTTAGCCATGCCCAGGCATCTGCTGGTTTAAAACTTTTAGTTCCAGAGGGTAGTGTTGACGATATAGGTCAACTAGAAAGAGACTGGGCAAATCCTAATGCTGTTATTGAGTACAATCCAGAGTTTGGAGAACCTCATTATCCAGCACCACAACCACTTGCATCTGAGTTTTACGCTTTGATAAGCAGAGTAGAGACATATATTGATTTAAATTTTGGTATATCTGAACTAATGCAAGGGTTTAGAAGTGGAGCTGCTGATACAGCCAGAGGAACATACTTACTTCAAGAAATGGGAGAAACTAGAGGTAGGTCAAAACTTAAAGATATAGAGGGAAGCCTAGATGTTCTTGGAAAAGTTGTATACAATTTTTGTAAAGGACATTATGGATTTAAAAAGACTTTTAGAATCGTGCAACCAAATAATGATTTAACTGAATTTACCATTAACAATAAAGTATATGATGACAAGACGAACGAGTTAATGAGTATTGACAACGATGTATCATTAGGTCAGCATGATATTCGGATAGTATCAGGCTCAACGCTACCATCTAATAGGATGGCTGAGTACAATATGTATTTAGACGCGTATAAGTTGGGCTTGGTAGATGATGTCGAGGTATTAAAGAAAACTGATATCTATGACAAAGAAGGTGTTCTGCAAAGAAAAGGTGCGATGAGTCAAATGCAATCGTACATAGGACAACTTGAAGAAGAGGTTAAGAAACTGCGTGGTGATTTACAAACTTCTGAGCGTGAAATGATAAACGCTAGAAAGCAAACTATCACACAGAAATTTAAAACAGGACTTGATTCAGTTCTTAGCGAAGTGAAAGACAAGGAAAGAAAAAATCTCAATAAGTTGGAAAATGTAATTGATAAAGCTGATTTGCAAGCCAAGTACGGTAAAAAGCAAGAACAAGGCATACAGGGTGCCGAAGAAGGCGTTGAAGGTAATATATAGTAGAGTCAAGCTTTACCTAAAATATTAGAGTAAAGAGATTCGGAAAGGAAATATGGAAGACCAAGCAACAGAAAAAAAAGTAGGAAAAACTTATGAGGATAAGTTAGCTGATGAAAGGCAAGGTATTGATATATCAATGCCAGACGTTGAAATTGTAAGTAAAGAAGTTCCAGTTGATGACAACATGGAACCTCAAGGTGAAGAAGTTAATAGAGCTCCTAGCGAAATTACAGCTGAAGGAAATGAAGAACAGATTAATTATGCTACTGATTGGGAAAATGAAAGTAGAAAATTTCAATCTATGTATGATAAGCAAAAAGCTGATTATGACTCTTTACAAGGACAAGTTCAACAATTAGAGCCTTTAAAACAGTTACAGTCCGTATTAGAATCTAGGCCTGATGTCGTTCAAGCGATTCAGGAAAGATTAGAGGGAAAGCCTACTAGTAACAATGAAACACAATCTGTTGAAAATACAATAGATGAAAATTCATTTGACCCATGGGAAGCCTATTATAAACCCGACTCTCCATCGTACAAGTTACGTGTAGAGAAGGAAAGGGCTTTGGTTAACGAAGCAGTCTCTGAACAGATGGCTGGTATCCAAAGTCAAGTTGCCATGCAAAATCTTAAGAGTGAGCTTAAGTCAAAGTATAATATGACAGATGATAACGAAATTGATCAATTTATTAATTTTGCTATGACACCAAGAGAACAACTACCAGTTGATTTCTTAATTGATGTTTATAAGCAATTTTATAGTAAAGGAACCAATGCTCCATCATCTGAAAATATTCAAGCTGTGAATGATGCTCAAGCTATGCCAAAATCAGCTGGCGTTTTACAAGGGGGCGACCCTAAAGTAAAAAGCGAAGTTGATGTTTCTTGGGATAGAATCTTAAAAGCTGGCAACGCTGGAAGATTACTATAAAATAATTAACGGAGAAATAAAATGTCTGTTACAAAAGGAATAAAACTCTCTAGCAACGTCACGGCTGCGGCTACTGACGCTGGTATTGGGCAACAACCTGATAGAAGACGGTTATACGATTTTAGTGATCGAGTTGCTGAACTAGCTCCCGAAGAATCACCCTTTTTCGTATACCTATCTCAAGTTGCTAAAACACCAACGGATGACTCAGTATTTCGTTATCTAGAGAATAGATCAAAAATCAACATGACAACAAGAAACTTCCTAATGGCTGCTCAAGTCAATGGTGGTTCTACTGTTGCTGCTAATAGCTCATATACTTTTACAGTAGATGCTGATACAGTTACTGGAGGAGTTGCCTCTGGTGGTGCTGCAGTTGATTTTTTAATTAAAGGAATGGTATTTGTTGTTAATACAACTACTGGCGCTGAAACTGCAGGATATGCTCAAGTAATGGTAAGAGTAGAAACTGCACCAACTTCTGGTTCAACTAGCACTACTTTTACTGGTAGAGTTATTGATGTTTCAAACGCAAATGTTTCTGGTTATAATGTTATAGCTGATAACGACGTATGTCAAGTTATTGGTACTGCATTTGGCGAAGGAACTGCTTCACCAGATACATTCTCAACTGAAATCGAAGATGACTTTGGATTTACTCAAATCTTTAAAACATCTT